TTCATACCCTGCCAAGTTGCCGGGATGGTTTCTCCGGTCATCTCATTAACCACGGACTGGTAGTTGCTTTGGTTATTGGACCGGGTACGAGGATTCATGTAGAATACCGCACCGGCAACGGATGAGAATCCCAATGAATTGTTGACAGGAATAGTCATAGAAGCGGTCAGCTCAGCTCCACCGCTGCCGTCCGTAACACCCACAATAATATCAAAGTCAGCGTTATCAATAGTCTCGATCTCCAACGGAAGCGAGAACGTGTGCTTTGATGACGTAGCTATACGGTCATCAAGAGATGAATAAACGTGTGATCCGTCTTTCTTCACCGTAAACTGAGCGGCTGTGATTGCATTATTACTGTCATACATTGCATAGTCGAAAAGGGCATTCTCAGACCAGTTCGTTGCCTTCTCCAATATGTTATCGATAGCAATCAACTTGATGGCATCCCCGGTAACCGCACAAATGATATTGTAAGAGATGGTACGTGTCCGGATACTGCCGTCACTGTTGGCCACGTACATGGAAACTTTGTATACTCCAGACTTACCCGGATGCACAAGCTGGTAGTTATAGGATGTCTCAGTATATACAGCCGTACCCAATGCGACATCATAACTTTTGTTATAACCCGGCCCTGTAATGGCTACGTATAGCGTCTTGGATATATTACCACCGATATTCAGAGGGACTGTGATGTTATCTCCGGTAAAGGCCGTCCACCAGCGGAAGTTATCAGCCGCAATGGAAAGGGATGTCAGCTGTACCGTATAGACAAAAGCGGCCGTGGTCATCTCCGTGATCTCACCGGTAACTTTTATCATAATCTGGTTGCTGCCGGAAGACAGGAACTCACCTACATCCACAGTATTACTGTATCCGGACTGGATATACATTTGCTTGACAACGGTAAACTCTGCGTTAACCGCATTCTTTATAGATATCTGGCACAAGCCGCGTTCACCCGTATTCTCATAGTCATCACCTATTCCGTAACGCTCCTGGCTAATAAACGTAAACTTCAAAAGACATGATTCGCCTTTACTGGCTGATATATTACGACTGTCAAGGTCGTTTTGGATCAGTACATTCCGCTGCACTCCGGTTCCGCCACCGCCAATGCTACTTACTGGTAACAATGTCCACTCTGCCGCTCCTTTGAGTTTTACAATAACATAATCCTCCTGATCATCTACTGAATCGGCAGCGGGTACAACGTTCAATAATCCGCCGAGCGTCAAATCGCCCGATGCTTCTGCCGGAGCGATCTCC